TTAGTCAATGATTATTTCAAGTGATGAAGCCTGCCATTCTCTGTATTCATCGCAAAGTATTTGTATCGACATTAAAAAACGACCACGTTTTTCAGGCAGTAAATATGCTTCTGAAGTTAATAGCTCAATGGTATCCTGTCGAACGCTTTTCCTATCCCCGTAAATTGAACCGTCATCCTTGATCGTGATGTGATAATTTTGGTTGTGGGAAAGTATATTTCTATAAATATTGTTAGGTATATTTCTTCTGAGGAAAGATGAACTACCAAAGAGGTCGGTTTTTTTATCTTTAAACTGATCTTGATATTTTTCCTCAGCTTCAGTAACTATGTCTAATGGAAAGTGTAAGTAAGGAGTATCTATTTCATCTATTTCTTTTTTATCTGCAAAGTGTATCCCTTCTGAAAGGAAAATTCTGATTGAAACATTGTTCGCTTTCACAGGTCCTACATTTTTTAATTTAAATGTTAGTTTACCTGTTTTAGCTGCTTGGTAAAATCTCATAGCCTCATTATGCTGGTCAACTCTCTCCTGGCTGGGTTTGGAAGAGTTGTACTCTTCTAAAGATGCTTGAGTAATCAATTCCAATAAATGAGTTGGAATATTATCTTGATGCAGGTCCGGGATGAAAGTTTCAATTTCTTCAGGTTCAGGTAAACTATAGATCATTGGGCCTGATTCGACGTCATGGTCATTTACTAATAAAGATAATACTGGCAGATCTACTTGGTTCATCTCTTCTAATTGTTGAATGCGTTTAGTCAGGCGGTTATTCTCTTCCATTACGTGAATGAGTTTTGTTAGTGCTTCGGGATCTGTTGCATTCCCGCGTATCCAACCTGTTCCTGGTTCCTCTGTGAAAACTTTATAAAGTGCTGCGGAAACCTTATTTATTAGCTCCGCCCCATCGTCCCAAAAATCACATAGTTGCTCCTTGACTCTACCTTTAAATGCTTCGAGCTTTTCAACTAACTCTGGTTCAATATCACGATGCTCACGTTTTGTGGAAAAATTTTCGCCGGGTAGGAAACACAATGTCGGTATATTTTTTGATACCGCATAATTAAATTCTTTCTCGGTATAGCTGATGCCATCCTCAGGGGATATGCTTCCATATCGCTCGCCAATTATGAGGATGTAGTAATCACTATTGTCGATAGCTTTTTGTATTGTCGCCCATTGCTTCCGGCCACTGGCACTAAACATTTCCATTCCAGCAGGAATATGGTTCATGCTAAGAATGTGTTCAGTAACCTGCCTACGAATAGGGAAAAGATCGGTGTATGTTGAACTAACAAATATTTGGTAGCGTACGTTTTGCGCCATTACGACTCCATTCGATTTAAGGGATTTAGTAACATAGCTTCAGACAAGTGATCCGGTGCAAAATGCGCATACCGCATCGTTACCTTTATATCTGTATGCCCCAATATTCTTTGAAGCACAAGAATATTGCCGCCGTTCATCATGAAATGGGATGCAAAGGTATGACGTAACACATGCGTAAGTTGCCCAGCAGGTGTCTCAATACCAGCGCGTTGCATGGCCTTCCTAAAGGCGGAGTAACAAGGTTTGAAGAGCACCTGTGCTTTCCTGCTGGATGGCAGATCAGCCTGTAATTTCTCAGTTATCGGCACCGCTCGGTTTTTCTTGCCTTTAGTTTTCACGTAGATGATCTGACCGGCGCGGATTTGGTTCCCCTTCAAGCCTTCGGCCTCACTCCATCGTGCGCCAGTTGCCAGGCAGATTTTCACAATGGTTGTCAGATCTTTAGATCGGCTGTTTTCACATTCGGCGAGGAGGATTCTGATTTCCTCAATGGTGAGATACGCCATCTCAGATTCACTGATTTTAAACTCGCGAACGTTCTCTAACGGGTTCGGTGCGGTCCATTCATCTAACCGGTGTAGCTCGTTAAACATCGCCCTAAAATACGCCAGCTCTAAATTGACCGTGCGAGGCGTAACAGTCTTCACTCGAGTGGAGCGCGTGATCTTCCCGCTTAACCGCTGCTCGCGATAAGACGCAAAAATTTTTGCGTTAAACTCGGTTGCGAGTGGGTTTCCCATCGCCTCGCAGGCGAACGCCATTGTGGTTCGCCGCTTTTCACCATCCGCCAGCGTAATACCATGCGTGTTGAACCACAATTCAACCAGCTCAATTACCCGCCGCTTATCTGCTTTCTCTCCCAGCCAGGGCTTATCTTGAGCCTGTTCTTTTACGAACTTCTCATAGGATTGCGCTTCGCCCTTCGTCGCAAACTGGCGGCGAATCCTTTTGCCGTCACGGCCGTTTGGGAAAACCTGTGCCTGCCATTTCCCGTTGGGTAATTTGTTTATCGCCATTCCATGCCTTAAAGGTATTCGGTGCGGGTGATCACTTTGCCTAAAACTACGATGTCACTTGATTGGCATTCAAATGACGATTTCCCATTCTCGACACGTATTCTTCCACCAGGAAAACGTACCAGCTCTCGGATGCTGACTAACTTATCAATCTCGATAAGCCACAGCCCATCGACGATCTCGCCTTCATAGGTATCAACCAAATAAGTGCTTCTATCTGCGTTGATCACAAACGGGGCATTCAAGCCTTCGGGTAGTGATGCTTTATCCAGAATGAAATCATCCATGGCTTCTAAAATCCCATTTGAGATTTTTTTATGTGTCGCAATCACAACACGGGATTCCTCCACTTCCATAAAGCGTGCACCTTTACCTGTAGTAAGCCAGGTAAGTGATGCTCCCGTTTCTACGTGGCAGATGATCACCCAGTCAGCTGGGAAGGTATCGCGGGCTGAACGGTTGGCTAACGTGCTTTGCGAAACGCCCAAATGGGTGCATAACGCCTGACGGCTGCTGAATCCGTACGCTTCAACTAAACGAAGAATCGCGTCTTTACCGCCCCGGTTACTCTCTACCGCTTCACGAACCACTTTTGCATCATGGCGATTTGTGTTTTCTTTCGTTGACATATCCGATTTGTGATCCTATTCTTCGGTCTGTGATGAGATGAATAGCGTTTAATAGTGAGATCTAATACCTAAACCGAGGAATACTGCATCATGACCCGTAAACTTTCAATGCGCCCATCAATCAATCTGGTGATTTCGGAACCGTACATTACTGTCGAAGAGTTCTGCCGTCGCACTGGTTACAAGGAAGGTACAGTTCGCCAGATGTATCGCGAGAACCGTTTGCCCATCAGGAAGAAAGAGGGCTTAAACGGACTTATCGAAATCAACATGGTTGCTCTCACTATCGAAGCCGCTGCTGGCTGCGAAATCACAATGCAGGCTTGATGCATCCATATTGGGATAACGTGAGGTATTAAGCATGTTTGATTTCAGTGTCTCCACACAAAGCCATTTTGATGAAGCGTGCCGCGCGTTTTCCGCAAAGCACAACATCATCCAGCTGGCTAAAAAGGCGGGGCTTAATCCGCAAACCATCCGAAACAAGCTAAACCCGGATCAGGTTCATCAGCTTACCGTTCGTGAAATGCTAATCCTGACCGACCTAACGGAAGACTCAACGCTGGTTGATGGCGCATTGGCTCAACTGCAATGCCTGCCATGCGTGCCGGTAAACGAAATCGCTCAGGAGAACTTACCGGCTTATGTCCTCAAAGCTACCGCCGAAGTCGGGCAGTTGGCTGCTGGCGTTGTGAGTCAGAAGAAATTTACCTCGGCCTGTAGGCGTGGATTTGTGCAGAACGTTAATGCCGGCATTCGTTGCCTGACGTTAGCTGCGATAGCCGTTCAAACGCGCGTGCATTCAAATCCTGCAATGGCTGGCACTGCCGATGTGTTAAGCGGGATCGGCGCATCGATAGGGGTTGTATAGTCATGGCGTTTTCAGTGGCGCCGCTTCTAAAACGGCAAAGCCCTTCACACGCATTCGGTCATGGCTGGATTGCAGCTGAAAATGGCAGGCGCTGGCACCCGGCAAACTCTCAAGCCGAATTGCTGGCAGGTTTAACTGGCAACAGGAAAAAAGCGACATGGCTTACAAAGCTGAAAGCATCACTGTTCAAATGAGCGCCGGGCAGCGAGTTAGCGCGCTTAATCATATTGCCGCACTTCGCACCATGATGTACGGCGATTGCGGTAATGAGTTAAAGCGGTTCATCAGTGAAATGCGTAATACTCGTGATCCACAGTACGAACAAAATAACCGGGCGATGAGTGCCATTTTCTTTCTGGCAAACATCAATAAAGAACGTCACAACGTTGAATACAGTGAATTGACGAGTGACGAAATTACCGCGCTGATAGGTGCAATGAATCACTTTCGCGCAGTCGTGAGTTTATTTCCTAAGAAGCTAACGCTTCCAAATTAATTAAACCAAAAAATAAATGGCGTAAACCCGCCGGGCATTTTTTTGCCCAAATTCTGGAGAAAGTTAAATGCGAAATATTGAAACCCGAAATTTTGAAGCCGATGCAGAAGTGCTAAACGCGATGCTGAGTAAGGCCAAAAGTGAGCAGCGATTAGATGATGCGCTGGCTGTATCCGTTCGCCTGGCAGCATTAGCTATTCACGCAAGAAACAAAGAAATGTCAGCCGCTGAAATTATCGAACTGCTGGATAAAGAATCCGCACGCTTCGAGAACCAATCACGGGAGCTGCACTAATGGCCGACTCAATGGATCTGGTTCAGCAGCGCGTCCAGGAAGAACTGGCGCGCAACTTGGCAACCGCTATTCACCGTCCTGCAGGAGCGAGCGAGTTTTTCTGCCTGTCATGCGATGCAGCTATTCCAGAAGGGCGTCGCCGAGCATTGCCGGGTGTCGAGCTATGCGTTACCTGCAAAGAGATTAGCGAACTGAAAAGCGTGCATTACAAAGGGGCCGCGCTTTGAGAGTCCAGGTTGATGATCGCTATGCAGTGCGTGCGCTGAGATCCAGTGAGCCGGGCAAGCCGCAACAGTTGGTGCTGGAGAAATTCAGCTGGCTTGAGATTGATGGCGTTCGCCAACGCGTGCCGCAAACCATGGCCGTATATGAGTCGGCAGTGCTCCTCATGCGCGATTTGGCTGCTGATGTCATTGGTCGCCATGTTTTGCACGGCCAGGTGAAAACAACTGCGGCCTTTATGGCGGAAACTCGCCGCATTGCTGAGTTGGTCGAGGCTGCAGTGCAAGAGTTGGCTGAACTTCAGGCCGCTCATGTCTGAAAGCCTTCCTGATCTCCTTACTGGTGAATATCACGCCGTAAATCAGCAGCGGCGTGAAGTCTTTGGCATGTCCGCTCCGGCGGATATGTCCCTTTCTGAGCGCCGTCTCTGGAATGTGAATCCAGAGGACCACAACTGGCGCAGCCAATATCTGCAAAATATGCCGGATTATCTGGCCGGTTACTTTGCCGATCGCTACAGCAAAATCCTCTCAGCAAATAATGGCCGCCGTCGGGCCAATGCGTTTCTGCGCCAGACTATCGGTCAGAACGTATTGCCACGCCTGCAGCTGGTTCGCCGTCGCTATCGTCTTGATGAAGCCGCTCAACATGAACTGCCGTTCATAAAGCAGCTTGATCGTCTGCCCACGCTTGACCGGCAGGACGTGCGCGATCTGGCTTATAAAGTTGCATCCTATCTTTCGCTCAGCCTGGCTGAGTTTGTCGATAAAACCTCAATGCCGCAGGAAGCGGATGAGCAAACCATAACCTGCATTGCCTATCGCTACGTTGCTGAGCTGGCCGCATTGACCGGCACACAGCCGCCATATTGGGCGGAGTTTAAAGCCTGCAAAGGTGAGCTGAGTCTGCGCAAGGCGCAATCCGGTTTGTTACGCATGATGGCGCCTGAATGGTGGCGTGGCCGTCTTAAGCAGATGCGGGATCTCCAGCGCGAGCACATGGCAATCGCTGTTGGGCAGGTGCAAAAATCTGCTTCACCTTACGTTTCACGCGGCACGCTGGCCGAATGGGTCGAGCAGAAGAAACGCAATCGCGAGTTCTTCAAAAGATACGACCTGATGAACAAAGAAACCGGTGATCGTGTCGCGATGGATGAAATGGTCAACCGCAGCACCGCGAACCCGGCCATGCGCCGCCGCGAGCTGATGACCAGAATGCGTGGCTTTGAAGACATCGCCAACGAAACCGGCTGCGTAGGGGACTTTTATACGATCACCGCGCCGTCGCGTTATCACTCCGTTTATAGCCAGGGCGGTTTCATTACCAAATGGAATGGCTCAAGCCCGCGCGATACGCAGCGCTATCTCTGCCGAGTTTGGGCGCGCATCCGCGCCGCACTGTCACGCGAAGAAATCCATGTTTTCGGTTTTCGCGTCGTGGAGCCGCATCACGACGGCACGCCACACTGGCACATGCTGCTGTTTATGCTGCCTGAACATCGCGAGCGTGTGCAGCAGATCTTGCGTGAGCACGCCAGCAAAGAAGACGCCGACGAACTGACCACGCCGCAGGCGCGTAAAGCGCGTTTTCACGCTGAGCCTATCGATCCCACCAAAGGCAGCGCTACGGGTTACATCGCCAAATACATCTCCAAAAATATCGATGGCTTCGCAATGGACGGCGAAAAGGATGATGAAACCGGCTCAAACATGCGTGATATGGCTAAAGCCGTTTGCGCGTGGGCGTCTCGCTGGCGCATACGCCAGTTTCAGCAGATTGGCGGCGCGCCGGTCACTGTTTGGCGCGAGTTGCGCCGTCTCGGCGATACCCGCCTACCGAACGAGAAGATGGACGCTGTGCTGGCGTCTGCTTCCGTTGCCAGCTGCTGGGCGTCTTACACCATGGCGCAGGGTGGCCCGCTGGTCGCGCGTGATGACTTGGTGATCCGCCTTTGCTACGAGATTACCGAAATGGGCAACGAATACGCGGAGGACGTGCAGCGCGTTCAAGGCATCTACTCGCCTCACTATCAAGATTCTGAAGTATTCACGCGTCTGGTGAAGTGGGAAGCCGTTGCCAAATTAGCCGACGCGTCAGCGGAGGCTGGGCCTTCTGGCGGCATCGCCGCCCCTTGGAGTTCTGTCAATAACTGTACGGGGCCGGAGCGCCGACGGTTAGAGCTGGAACTAAAAGCCCGTGGTTTTGAGGGGCATGAAGAGGAAATTAGCCTCCTTTCCCGAGGGTGCAGCATAAATTCCGGCGCGCGTATGCGGCTTTTTTACCGAAACGGCAGACTCCAGGAACAAAAGATAACCATCTGATTAATCCAGAGGATTTCTCACGGAAGGTAAAAAAACATTTCACATTTCGAAACTCATAATATACTGTACGTATAACCAGTTGTTCATTGTGCGGAGGGAATATGCAGGATTATTTTTTGGAGTCGATGAAGCTCCAGCGTATTGATTTATTTATGAAACTTGTTGCTGCTAGTGATTGCACGGATGACGAGAAGCAGCTTGCCATTCAGTGGGTCTCTGAACTGACCGATGAGCTGATGAGGAAAGTCAGAAGCCACGAATATTCGCGCATGATGCACGCTTCAGATTAGTTTTTTCAGATGTCACGCGTAGCAAGATGTGATCGGATGGAAGCTACATATCACGCCGGGATGCTTACGGAATGTGAGTCCGAACATAACGAGAGTTGCGAGGCATTAAGCCATGGCTAAAAATCCCGAAAAATTTCAGATCGTTTACCGAGGTGAGGTACTCACTTACTACAAGCCAGGTGAATGGGTGTTTTTCCAACGGCCGAAAGAATGCGGCGGGGGTTACTGGCTAGGTAAAACCTACGACTTCGTTTTCATGCTTGAGATTCCGTATCCGGTTTCTTTGCGGCAGGGCATGGATTTTATGGATGAGGCAGAAGGATTTGGCGCCCATAAACCCGCTTCTGTGGACGACTTCAAACTGGAGTGATGAGTGCATGACTATGCCGCATGAATTCGCATGATCCGAAAAGGATCGCTTTACCCTCGGCCCGCCAGTACTGGCGGGCTTTCGTTTATGTCATGCAGGTGCATGAAAACCGCATCGTAAAGCGGGCAGGCGTGGCGGGGGTACGAGCGCGCGCTGCAAGTAAGTATGTAGACGTAATTTAAGATTTGACATATAAATTAACTATCAATGGAAAAATCAAGGGATGATACTAAAAGAATTTTTCAAATAAATTTTTTGAGGTTTAATTTTAATTAGTTTTACGATAATTAATAAGGATGATTGCATGTTAGAAAGACTTTTATTTAATGCTGGTAGTAATCCAGCCTCAAGTGTTCCTTTATCTGTCGATTTAACGCCGCTTACAATCTTTGTAGGACCTAATAATAGCGGAAAATCTCGTGCGCTAATTGAAATTGAAACTCAGCTAAAAGCTCATCATTTCACCAAGGGGCATGTTATTAATCAGGTTTTCATAAAGAAAACTCCACGTGATGTGGCCATTCGTGAATTAAAGGAATTGGAGATTAAGCCCCAAGCCGACGAGAGGGTTTATGATGGGCATATAATAATTTCTAGACTAAACATACAGAATGGAGGGCTATCAAGGCTAAATATTCCTTTAAGTAATATACTGAGTGAATTCGAAAATCCTAATGCGAATAATAAAAACTATTTGAATCAGTATTATGCAATGTTTACGTTGAGACTTGATGGGCGGAGCCGATTATCTTTAACTAGCGATCAAGGTGCAGGAGACCTTCAGAGTGCGCCATCTAATAATCTTATGTATTTATTTAAAAATGATGACCTCAGAGCTGAGCTTAGAAATATAATTTATAGTGCTTTTGATAAGTATTTTGTAATCGATCCTACAAATATTGGTATGTTAAGAATTAGACTTTCACAAGAACCTCCCGAAAATGATAAGGTAGAACGGGGTTGGGATGAAGAATCGGTTGATTTCCATTCTAAAGCGCGTTTGATTTCTGAATTCAGTGATGGTGTAAATGCTTTTACTGGAATGATGATTTCTCTTATTGCTGGATCTCCCAAAGTAACTCTAATTGACGAGCCAGAAGCTTTTCTACATCCATCTTTATGTTCAAAGTTAGGTAAAGAAATATCAAGGGTATGTGCTCATAGCAATAAAAACGTGTTTATTTCAACGCATAGTGCAAACTTTTTGATGGGGTGCGTTCAAAGTAAAGTTCCAATGAATATTGTCAGACTAACCTATGATGGAACACAGGGAACATCTCGACTACTTACTAAAGAGCAGTTAACTCCTCTCATGAGAAATCCTTTATTGAGGTCGATAGGAGTTTTAAACGCACTTTTTTATAATTTTGTTATCGTTACCGAAGCTGATGCAGATAGGGCTTTTTATCAGGAAATAAATGAAAGACTTTTAGCTGCTGGAGATCCAAGGGGTATTGAAGGGTGTTTATTTTTGAATGCACAAAATAAGCAAACTGTGTGGGATATAATTAAACCCTTACGGGAGTTGGGAATACCAAGTGTTGGGATTGTTGATATAGATGTTTTAAAAGAAGGTGGTGCAGTTTGGAAAAAACCAATGGATGGGGCATATATTCCAGTAATCAGACACGAACCAATGAATAATCAAAGGGCCGCTCTTCTTAAAGCTTTCAATGAAACTGGGCTAAATATGAAAACTCAAGGTGGCATAAATATTCTTTCAAAAGAACAAAAAGAAGCCTGTGGCGACTTTTTCAACTCTCTTTCTGATTATGGTGTTTTTATAGTTCCGTGTGGTGAGATAGAATCATGGCTAACTAAATTGGATATTTGTCGAAATAAAGGTTCTTGGTTGACTAATATTTTTGAACGGATGGGGGATGATCCTTCTGAAGCCTCATATGTGTCACCTACTGATGATGATGTATGGGATTTTATAGGAGCTATAAAAGAGTGGCTTTCTAATCCAAGCAGAAAGGGAATCCCACTTTAAATAAAAGCAGAGCCGCATTTCGGCTCTGCTTTTTAAGTGATAAGATTATATTCACTGAATTTTATGACTTCATCATCCATCCACATATTTAGTTCTTGTAAACGTTTTTGAAGGGGAGTTAGTTCATTTCTTACAAATACCCGGCTCGCCTTCTCCACATCCCCAAACCCCCCAACATTATTCGGCATAATCCCCATCATCTGCGGTGGCACGCGGTGCGCGGCCATCATGTCGTCACGGCTCACGTTCTTAATGTTGAGAAACTCATCCTTAGCCGCCACCTCTGACAGCGGGATAATCTGGATCCCATCTTTCTTCCCGTTCGGTGAGTACATAAACAGGTTGCGGAAGTTACCCGGCCCCTTGGCGCTTTTCATTGCCTGGCGGATGTTGTTCACGTCTTCCTGATTCTGTGCCGCGTCGGTCATGTACATGATGAAACCGGCGTGGCTGCCGTTCAGGTAGTATTTGCGACGGAACAGCGTTGCCGACTCGTTTAGCAGGGTGGACGGGATCGCCGAAAGGTATTCTGGCAGGCCGTAAACCTCCTGATTTAAATCCGGCTCCATTAGGTGAAATACGCTGCCTTTGGTGAACTCATAGGGCTGCGTGTTCATGCCGTACTGCACGAACCAGTAGGTGTCTAAATCGGTGCCACGTCGCGTAAATTTTGCCAGTGCCGGCTCAAGCGCCAAAACGCCGCCGAGCCTGTTGGTGCGCTTCTCCAGATAGGCGTTGCCGAACACCAGATAGTCCTGCACGAAGCGGCTGAACGCCTGCTGACTCAGCAGCGGGTGGGGAATGAAGGTGCTGGTCAGGATGTTGCGCTTCACGTTGATCGGCGAGCTGTGATGCACGGCGGCGCGGAACGTGCGGGCCAGCCCGTCAAAGCTCACCGGCGGTTCATACCACTTATCCATGACCACGCATTCCACGTAGTCCAGCAGCTCGCGGCGGTCCAGCACCGGCACCGGGTCGCCAAAGGTGAATGCTTCCGCCGCCGGGCCGCCGGTCATCTGTTGCTGCTGCACGGGCTGCGTGCGCGTACGGTTCCTGTGTTTGCTCATTTTAAAAAATCTCCATAATGTTGCCGGTGTGGGCGGCTTCGCCCTGTAGCGGTTCGTTTGCCAGCGCATGCATGGTCGCCCACGCCAGATCGGCGTGGCTTGCCTCTTCGCTGCGGCTGGCTTCGTAGGTCGGGCGGTTACCGCTGGCCGTGGTGGCGCGGCGGATTGCCATGAATGACTGCGCGATGTCGAGATGTCCGGCGTCGAACTCCAGGCGCCCGCTGCTGATGATGTCGAACGCCTTCAGCACCAGGGCGTTTTTCACGTTCGGGTTGTAAACAAACTCCTTCACCGCCGGATAAAACATCTTCACGTTCTCGTATACGCCGAGGCCGACGCCGGTGGAGTCGATGCCGATATAGGTCACGTTGTACTGCTGCGTTAGTTTTTTAATGGACTCGGCCTGCGCGCGGAAGTCCATGCCGCGCCACTGGTGGCGCTCCAGAATGCGGAACTTACCGCCCGGCACGGCAGGTGGCGCGATCACCACGCACCCGGCGCTGTCACCGTTCTGCGTGCCTTTCGCCGGGTCGTAACCGATCCACACTTCACGCCAGCCGAACGGACGCAGCGCCAGTGCTTCGAAGTCGCTCCAGATTTCCCAGCTGTCCACCATGCACTTCTGCAGCAGCTGAAGCGGGAACACGGACGCTAGGTCGTCTACGAATTCGCACATCAGCAGGTTCTGATACTCCGGCGGGCTGTATTCGAGTCGCAGCTGGTCGAGGTCAAAGAGGTTACAACCGCCGCGCACGGCGTCCTCAACGGTAACAATCTGGCGGAACTGGCCGTCATCGCAGAAGCGGCCCGGCGACAGGTTCATGTGCGACAGGTCGATGTCTACGCGGTCCGCTTTGGCGCGGCCACGGTTGAATAGGCCGCCGGACCAGAACGGATAGGCGCTATGCGTGAGGCTGGACGGGGTGGAAAAATAGGTCTGGCGCCACTTCTTGTGCAGCGCCATGCCGGACGCCACCTTACGCAGCTCCTGAAATTTCGGGATCCAGAAATATTCATCCAGGTACAGGTTGCCGTGGTAGCTCTGCGCGGTGCGGGCGTTGGTGCCGAGAAAGTACAGGCACGCGCCGTTGCCGAGCGTCATCGGGTCGCCTTTCAGCTCTACGTCCACCTCTTTTGCGAACTCAATGATGTACTGCTTAAAAACGTGCGCCTGCGCCTTGCTGGCTGACAGGAAAATCTGGTTGCGCCCGGTGGTCAGCGCATCCAGCAGCGCCTCGCGGGCGAAGTAATAGGTGGCGCCAATCTGGCGCGACTTCAGCACGTTGCGGATGCGGTGCTTGTTGCCCGCGTCCCACCACTGGCGCTGGTAGCCGAACATCGAGCCGTGGAAAATCTCCTGTAATTTCTCCACCTGTTCGTCGGTAAACACGTTCTTTTCAGGCGGCTTACGCGGCCCGCTGTTGCGGTTCGCTACGTTCGGATTGAGATCCGCCTCGTTGCCACCGTTGCTGAACTTGCCGATACGGGCATGGCGCTCGGACTGACGCGCCAGCAGGTCAATCTCCTTGAAGTCTCTCCCTTCTTTTGTCTCCTTCATGATCAGCTGGCAGTAGCGCGCGGCGGTGGTCAGCTGCATCTGGTCAAGCGGGCCGTAGTTGCCCCACTTGTCGCGCTTTTTCCAGCTGTGAACGGTTGCGGGTTTCTCTCCCAGCATTTCAGCAATGCGGGCGATACGGTATCCCTGAAAGTACAGCAGCATGGCCTGCCTGCGGGGATCGAGGTCTTCGGGGGCGAGTGTCGTTGTCATGGCCCCAAAATACGGCCCCGCCGAACCCTTTTCTGCCGTCTGCCGTTGTGTGGCTGCCCGCACAATGTGCCCGCGTTGTTTCGACCCCCTCTGAACCGCAAACATAAGGCTTCTAAGCGATTTACCCAACGGAGCCTGACCTATGGCAGTTAAAGCAAAGCGTTTTCGTATCGGGGTGGAAGGTGCCACTACGGACGGACGCGAAATTTCCCGCGAATGGCTGGAGCAGATGGCCGCCGCCTACAACCCGGCGGTTTACACCGCGACCATCAATCTAGAGCACATCAAATCGTACTCGCCGGACAGCACCTTTAACCGTTACGGCACGGTAAGCGCGCTGGGAACTGAAGAGATCACCGACGGCCCGCTGGCCGGAAAGCTGGCGCTGTATGCCGACATCCTGCCGACGGATTCCCTCGTGGCGCTGGTAAAACAGGGCCAAAAGCTTTTCACCTCCATGGAAGTCAGCACCAAATTTGCCGACACCGGCAAAGCCTATCTGGTTGGCCTGGCTGCCACCGACGACCCGGCAAGCCTCGGCACCGAAATGCTGGCCTTCAGCGCGAAAGCCGAGCTGAACCCGCTGGCGAACCGCAAGCAGCACCCGGAAAACCTGTTTACCGCCGCCACCGAAACCGTGATCGAGCTGGAAGAGGTGGAAGACAAGCCCGCCCTGTTTGCCCGCATCACCGCGCTGTTCAGCAAAAAGCAGCTGTCCGACGATGCCCGCTTTTCTGACGTGCATCAGGCGGTGGAGTTGGTTGCTACCGAGCAGCAGGAATTCAGCACCCGCACCGATAAGGCGCTGGGCGAGCAGGCGGATCGCCTGAGCCAGCTGGAATCCCTGCTGGAAACGCAGGTGAACGATTTCACCGAACTGAAGCAGCAGCTGGGCCGCGAAGATAGCCGTGCCGATTACCGCCAGCGCGCACCGGGCAGCGGCGCGCCAGCTGCACACCTCACCAACTGCTAAAGGAGCAGTAACCAATATGAAAACTAAAACCCGTTTTGCCTTTAACGCCTACCTGATGCAGTTGGCAACCCTGAACGGCGTGCCGGTTGAGGCGCTGGCGAGCAAGTTCAGCGTAGAACCAACCGTGGCGCAGACGCTTGAAGATACCATTCAGCAGTCGGCGGCATTTTTAACGCTAGTTAACGTTGTTGGTGTGGATGAGCAGTCCGGCCAATTGCTGGGGCTTGGCGTTGGCAGCTCGATTGCGGGCACCACCGACACCACCGCTAAAGAGCGTGAGCCAACAGACCCGATGCAGATGATCGGCATTGAGTACAAGTGCGAGCAGACCAACTTCGATACGGCGATCACCTACGCGAAGCTGGACATGTGGGCGAAGTTCCAGGACTTCCAGACCCGTATCCGTAACGCCATCGTGCAGCGTCAGGCGCTTGACCGAATCACAATCGGCTTTAATGGCCTGGTCCGCGCCAAAACATCTAACCGCGTCGAAAATCCGCTGCTACAGGATGTTAATAAGGGCTGGCTGCAAAAGCTGCGCGAGGATGCGCCGGACAACGTACTGGGCAGCAAAACCGCCAACGGCGAAACCACTTCTGAGCCGGTTAAAGTAGGCAAAGGTGGCGTGTATGCCAACCTTGATGCGCTGGTGATGGATGCGGTTAACGAGTTGATTGATCCCATTTTCCAGGACGACGACGAACTGGTGGTGATCTGCGGCCGCGAGTTGCTTTCCGATAAGTATTTCCCACTGGTGAACAACCAACAGGCCAACTCTGAGAAGCTGGCCGCCGATATCATTATCAGCCAGAAACGCATGGGCGGCCTGCAAGCGGTGCGGGCGCCGTACTTCCCGGCCAACGCCGTACTGATTACCCGCCTGGATAACCTGTCAATTTACTGGCAGGAAGAAACCCGCCGCCGCTCGGTGATCGATAACCCTAAACGTGACCGCATCGAAAACTTCGAATCGGTCAATGAGGCCTACGTGGTTGAGGATTACCGCTGCGCCGCGCTGGTTGAAAACATCACCATTGGTGAGTTCTCCGCAGATGCTGGCGCGGGAGCGTAAGCCATGAGCCTGAGTCCCGCACGGCAGCACCGCCAGCGCGTCCAGGCTGAACAGGCCGCCCGTCAGGGCGGCAGTGTTCGCCATGCCAGCGGCTATGAGCTGATGCTAATGCAGCTCGGCGAAGATCGCCGCCGCCTCAAGGGCATTCAGTCCACCGTGAAGAAGGCCGAAATCAAGGTGGAAGTCCTGCCGAAATACGTGCCGTGGGTGGACGGCGTGCTGGCTGCCGACGGCGCGCAGCAGGACGACGTGCTGATGTACGTAATGCTCTGGCGCGTTGATGCCGGTGATTATGCCGGGGCGCTCACCATTGGCCGCCACGCTATCCGCCACGGCTGGTCGATGCCGCAGGGCTTTAACCGCAACGTGCAGACGCTGCTGGCCGAGGAGATGGCCGACGCCGCCAAAAACGCCCTCATGGCAAAAACCGTTTTTGACCCCGGCCTGCTGATGCAGACGCTCGACGTGATCGGCGATCTGGATATGCCCGATCAGTCGCGCGCCCGCCTGCACAAGTCGCTCGGCTGGGTGCTGCGCGAAAGCCAGCCGGTTTCCGCGCTGAACCATCTGCAGCAGGCCATGCAGCTCGACGAGCGCTGCGGGGTGAAAAAAGACATTGAGCAGCTGGAGCGGAAAATCCGCAACGCCAGCTGATAACCGGACGTGCCCACGCGCGGGGCGGCACGGGGTGGCGACAGGCAGCGCCGCATCAAAACCCCGTCCACCGCCCACCTATTCAGGAGAAATAAGGCATGCAGTTTGTAGCGCCGGAAAAGGCGACGGGAACGCCGGAAATTATCCCCAACAACTCATTCTGGCCGGACATCGATCTGGCGACGTTTCGCAGTGTCATGCGCGTTGACGGTACGGTGACGCCGCAGCGTCTGAAGCAGGTGGTGCTCACCGCGATGGCGGAAGTGAACGCGGAGCTTTATCCGTGGCGCGAACAGCAGGAGCTGCGCGGCTTTAACGGGCTGGCCGATGTACCGGCGGAGCAGCTGGCAGGGCGCAGCGTACGTCTGCATCACTATGAAAATGCGGTGTGGTGCTGGGCGCGCGCGGTGCTGAACGAGCGTTATCAGGACTTTGACGCCACCGCTGCCGCTGCCAAGCGCGGGGAAGAACTTGAAGACGCCACCGGCGATCTGTGGCGCGACGCACGCTGGGCCATCAGCCGCGTACAGAATGCGCCGCACTGCACCGTTGAGCTGATCTGATGAAAGTGCGCGCGCAGCAGTACGACACGGTGGACGAAATCTGCTGGCGTCATTACGGGCGCACGCAGGGCATGACGGAGCAGGTACTGCAGGCCAATCCGGGGCTGGCGGAGCACGGCCCCATTTTACCGCACGGGCTGGAGGTGGAACTGCCGGACGTGACGGCGGCGGCCACCGTGCAGGCCGTCCAGCTTTGGGACTGAATCATGTGGGAAAGAATCCGCGCCGGGATCGTCTGGTTTATTGCTGTCGGTATGGCATGGCTGGGCGACATGTCGCTAAAAGACGTTTCAACCGTGGCCGGGGTATTAATCGGCCTGCTGATGGCAATCATCAGCTGGTACTACAAGCGCAAAACCTATCAGCTGCTGGCCGCCGGGCGCATCACGCGGGAGGAATATGAATCTGCAAACCGTTAAGCGCTGCACTGTTGGCACGGTGCTGGCTATCGCCGCGACGATGCCGGGTTTCCAGCAGCTGCACACCTCCATCGAGGGGCTAAAGCTGATCGCCGATTATGAGGGCTGCCGCCTGAAGCCATACCTGTGCGACGCGGGAAAATGGACCGACGGCATAGGTAACACCGTCGGCGTGGTACCGGGCCGGACCATCACCGAGCGGCAGGCGGCGGGGAATTTCATCACTAACGTGTTACGCGTTGAGGCGGCACTGGCGCGCTGCGCTGCGGTTTCCATGCCGCAGCCGGTCTACGACGCGCTGGTGTCGCTGGCGTTTAACGTCGGCACCGGCAACGCCTGCGGCTCAACCATGGTGGCGCTTATCAAACAGCAGCGCTGGCGCGATGCGTGCTATCAACTGCCGCGCTGGGTGTACGTGAAAGGCGTATTTAATCAGGGGCTGGATAACCGGCGACAGCGTGAGCTGGCATGGTGCTTAAAAGGAGTAACAGCATGATGCGCGCGCTGGCGGCGATAGTGATCGTTCTGATTGCCGCGCTTGGCGTGCAGTCGTGGCGACTCAACGCCGCCCACTACAAAATCGACGCGCAGGTGAAGGACTTAGCCGCGCAGGGTAAAAAGCTGTCACAGAAAAACGGCCAGCTGATTGCCCTCAACATTCTGACGCAGACCAGCAGCCGGGCGCAGACGCAGCTTTTCGCCGCCGCCGAGCAGAACGGCACGCTGCTGCGTGACCGGCAGCGCACCATTGAGGAACTTAAACGTGAAAATGACGAGCTTCGCCGCTGGGCTGATGCCCCTTTGCCTGATCCTGTTATCCGGCTGCGCCAGCGACCAGTCCTCACCGGAGGTCAGTCTTACCGTGAGTGGTTGTCCGCGAATCACCCCGTGCCGCCTGGACGAAGCCGCGCCGCGCCGTAACGGCGATCTGCTGGCGCAACTGGACGACACCGAGGCCGCCTGGGCGGCCTGCGCCGATAAGGTAGACACCATCATCAGTTGTCAGGATAAAGACGATGAACAAGCCGCAGTCCTTGCGAAACGCCCTGAATAAAGCCGTGCCCTACGTGGCTGACAACCCCGACCGCCTGCACCTGTTCGTGGACAACGGCGCGGTAGTTGCCACCTCCGCCACGTCGATTTCGTGGGAGTATCGCTATACGTTGAATGTGGTGATCACTGATTTCACCGGCGACCAGAATCTGCTGATGGCGCCCGTTTTATTCTGGCTCGGCGTCAACCAGTCGGACGCCCTGCAGAACGCCACCGAGCGTGAGCGGCTTTTCACCTTTGAGGCAGACATTCTGGGCAATGACCGCTGCGACATTAGCATGAACCTGAAGCTCACGGAGCGTGTGATCGTGAAGGAAGTGGACGGCGTGATGTCGGTTGAGGCGGTGCCGGAGCCGGGAGCGTCAGGCGATGCAGAGGAAGGCTGGACGGTGCGCCGTGGCTGAGCTGCATGACGTTGAGGCGTGGCTGGGTGCGCTGCTGTCGCAGCTCGAACCGGCGGCCAGAACAAAGATGCTACGTGAAGTGGCGCGCGATGTGCGACGCATTCAGCAGAACAACATCACGCTGCAGCGCAGCCCGGACGGCACAGCATGGGAACCGCGCCGCGTCACCGCCCGCACTAAGCCGGGCCGCATACGACGCAAAATGTTTGCGAAGCTGAAAACGGCGAAGTATCTGAAGGTGAAGGCAAACGCAAATGTGGCTGAAGTTGCGTTTGTTCCCGGCGTGCAGAAGCTGGCCCGCGTCCATCATTACGGCCTGCGCGATAAGGTGAACCGTCGTGGCACTCAAGTTAAGTATGCCGAACGGCAATTACTCGGCATCAATGAGGAAACGGCAAATACATTGAAAGATCGTCTTCTCTTATTAATAGGGCTATGAATTTCCATGCCGTCAAATTGAATACTTAAATTTTAATGCTTTAACGTCATCAATAAATATCTTTGGAGTCCAACCCTTAGTTATATGGCCAATAAGATACTTATCTGCTGCATCAAAAATAGTATCAGTTACTGGTCCTGATAAAGCTGGTGCTATGAGTGGTCCAATCAATGATCCTATTTCAGGTTGCAAGTATTTTCCTGCATAGTAGCCAGCTGTAGCCATTGATACATACTTTGTAGCTTTTCCCCAGCGAGTTTGAAAAAATCCTGTTGGGTTGTTAGCACTCTCGGAATATAGCCTATGGACTTCTATCTGGCTTGTTGAGCTGTTAATAGTTTTTAGCCAATTGCGAAACTTTTTAGTGTTTTTGTTATTTCTCAATTTTAACAACTCGTCCATTGGTTGTCCAATGGACTCGAATACTGCCTTCAAGTCAGGGAAGTCTTCAAAGTGTAAGATTGATGTGAAAATTTCTTCCTTGGACATGCCTTCAATCTTTTTCATTGAATCCTCGAATAAAATTTGGATATTACTTGTTAAGCTGGAAGTTGCGTGCTTATTTATGACGTATTTATATCCTAAAAGATCTGATGCGCAACGAACTAAGATTTTTCGCTCATTTGTACTAAGTTCATCTTTGTCTCTTCCATTGAGAACTAAACCTAGTTTTTCCAATTTACCACTATCAAGCGCTGAGTGAGCAAAACTGACACAATCATGCTCCATTCCAGCAGGCACTGAAAAATAACAATCTCTAATTTTCCGTGTTAGTGACCTTGCGTCCCTCCTTTTTAGAGGTGACTTCATAAATCCTAAACCTTTTATTATCGACTCCTCAGGATCAACATATGGTCCTGAGTCGTGGCGACCAGAACATAACGGATATACTCCTTTCACACTCTGTTCAATATACATAACTAACGGTGTCCACAAAGTGAAGCTAAGTGCTTTGGTTTCTATAAGCTCTTCTATTCCCCGCAGTCCTATTTCGTTGAGCAAAAGACATAATGGTATGTTTTCACCTTCAACTTTGAAATTAACTTCTTCATTGAGTACAAAACTTTCAAAAAGTGATGATTTTAATTGGTTGTATCTGTATGGAAACCTATCAACTTCCTCCCGAGTTGGTTCAATTGGCCCTTTAATAAAGTATTTTCGACAGAATTCATTCATTTCATCATTGAAAACTGCGTTTTCTAAAGTGCGTTCTGCGAGCATATATTCCCTTATTGTTTTTGTGTGGTGACTGTAACAAATGAATTTATTAACTACTCTTGTAAAAGTAAATCATTATGTTTTTATGAATGCAAAACTCACCGAAATCATGCGCCTTATCACCAATCTGATCCGCACCGGCATCGTGTCCGAAGTGGACGCGGATAAATGGCAGTGCCGGGTGAAAACGGGCGATCTTGAAACCAACTGGATTAACTGGCTCACCTTCCGCGCCGGGAATACCCGCACATGGTGGCAACCCTCCATCGGCGAGCAGGTTGTGCTGCTGAGCCTCGGCGGCAATCTCGAAACTGCCTTCGCGCTGCCGGCCATTTATTCCGATGCCTTCCCGCCGCCCGATTATTCAGAGAACGGCAGCACCACCGTGTTCAACGACGGCGGCTGGTTCCAGTACGAACCGGACACCGGCCAGCTGCTGATTAAGAACATCAAAAGCGTTCGCATTGAAGCCGCCAATGGCATTCAGCTGATCACCGACCAGCTGGGCGTTGATGCAAGTCAGATGCTCATCAATAGCGAAACCGTGATGAACGGCGCGGTGACTCAGGGCGGCGGGGCAATGAGTTCCAACGGCGTAGTGGCTGATGCTCACCTACATGACAGTGTGAAATCGGGCGGCGATATGTCAGGAGGTCCGCATTGATGTATCTCGGCATGAACCGCGACACCGGCGCAGCCATCACCGACACAGAGCACATTCGCCAGAGCGTGCGCGACATCCTGATCACGCCGGAAGGCAGCCGCATCGGGCGGCGTGAATATGGCTCGCTTCTATCAGTGCTGATTGACCAGCCGCAGAACGACGTGGTGCGCCTTCAGGTGATGGCGGCGGCGTACACGGCACTGAGCCGCTGGGAGCCGCGCATCCGCCTCAGCTCTTTGAACATAACCAGCGCCTTTGATGGCTCCATGGTGGTTGAGCTGACCGGCCAGCGTGCCGACGGCTCACCGCTCGCAATGTCAGTGCCTACGGGGGTGAACAGTGGCAGTAATTGACCTTTCGCAGTTGCCCGCACCGGAAGTGATCGAAGTGCCGGACTTTGAAACGCTGCTGGCCGAACGTAAGGAAGCGCTGATTGCGCTTTATCCAACGGACGAACAAGCCGCCATGCGCCGCGTGCTGGCGCTGGAATCCGATCCGATAGTGAAGTGCCTGCAGGAAAGCGTTTACCGGGAAATCCTGCTGCGCCAGCGCATCAACGAGGCGGCGCAGGCGGTGATGGTGGCTTATGCGCTCGGCAGCGACCTCGATCAGCTGGCCGCGCGCAGTAACGTGCAGCGCCTGACCATCACCCCGGCCAACCCGGATGCCGTGCCGCCGGTGGACGCGGTGATGGAATCGGACGACGCGCTGCGCGTGCGCGTGCCGGAGGCGTTTGAGGGCTTATCGGTTGCCGGTCCGACGGCGGCCTACGAGTTTCACGCCCGTAGCGCGGACGGGCGGGTGCAGGACGTTTCCGCCATCAGCCCGTCACCGGCGACGGTGCTTGTCACCGTGCTGAGCCGCGAGGGCAACGGCACGGCAGCCGCAGATTTACTGAGTACAGTGGACGCTGCGCTGAACAGCGAGAGCGTGCGCCCGGTGGCGGACCGCGTGTCCGTGCAGCCTGCAACCATCAACGACTACCGCGTGCAGGCAAAGCTGCACCTGTTCGACGGCGTGGCCGCCGCGCCCTGTCTGGAGGCGGCAAATGAGCAGCTGGCTGCTTATCTCATTGAGCAGAAAAAGCTGGGCCGCAGCGTGCGCCGCGAGTCCTACGGGGCGGTGCTGCGCGTGGCCGGTGTGGACTGGGTGGAAATCACCGAACCGGCCGCCGACATCATCATGGACCGCACGCAGGCGGGCAACTGCACCGGCACCGACGTGACGGTGGCGGACGACGAGGGGGCGTCATGAGTAGCAGCCTGCTGCCGCCCGGCTCATCCGCGCTGGAACGCCGTCTGGCGCAGGCGTGCAGTCGGATTTCCGGCCTGAACGTGCCACTGCGCGACCTGTGGAACCCGGACACCTGCCCGGTGAACTTTCTGCCCTATCTTGCCTGGGCGTTTTCGGTGGACCGCTGGGACGAAAGCTGGGCGGAAAGCGTGAAGCGCAAGGTGGTGAAGGACGCGTTTTACATCCATCAGCACAAGGGCACCATCAGCGCGATCAGGCGCGTGGTCGAGCCGCTGGGCTATCTTATCCGCGTGATTGAGTGGTGGAAAACCAACGATGAGCCGGGCACGTTCCGGCTGGACGTGGGCGTGCTGGATACCGGCATCAACGAGGAAATGTATCACGAACTGGAGCGCGTGATTGCCGACGCCAAACCGTGTAGCCGCCATCTTATCGGGCTTTCGATCACCCTGGACGCAAACGGCACGGTGCCGGTGGCCGTCGCCAGCTACAGCGGTGACGAGCTGACCGTTTATCCCTATACCCCTGAACTAATCAGCGTCGGCGGGCCGGTGTATTCCGGTGCGGCGGTGCATCTTATCGACCTGACGGAAGTGAGCGCATGACGACAAAATATTTTGCCCTGCTGACCAATCAGGGCGCGGCTAAGCTTGCCAACGCTGCTGCGCTCGGCACGAAAGTGAACATCACGCAACTGGCCGTCGGCGACGGTGGCGGCACGCTGCCCACGCCTGACCCGGCGCAGACGAAACTCATCGGCGAGAAGCGCCGCGCGTCGCTAAACTCACTGACGATTGACGCCGCCAACGGTAGCCAGATTATTGCCGAGCAGATTATCCCGGAGGGTGAGGGCGGTTTCTGGATCCGTGAAATTGGCCTGTTCGATGGCGATGGCGTGATGATTGCCGTGGCTAACTGCGCCGAAACTTACAAGCCGCAGCTCGCCGAGGGCAGCGGGCGCACGCAGACGGTGCGCATGATTATTATCGTGAACAGCACCAGCGCGGTGACGCTGAAAATCGACCCGTCGGTGGTGCTGGCCACGCGTAAATACGTGGACGACGGCGTGATCGTGGCGAAGCAGTACGCCGATAACCTTCAGACACAAACGAAAAAGTACGCCGACACGCTGCAAAAGGAGGCAAAGGATTATGCCGATAAGCAGATGCAGGAGGCGAAGACGTTCAGCACGGATGCGCTTAAAAAGCACGTTGATGATGCCAATCCGCATCAGCAATATTTGCAGACCTCGCAGGCGCTGGCGGACATCAAAGCAGCCGGTAAGGTGGCTGAAGCACTGAAAAATCTCGGTGTTGGCGAAGGCGCACCGCTGATCGGTTCACCGTTCCCGTGGCCGCACGCGCAGCTACCCAATGAGCTGTTTGATTCTATGGCAGGCATGGTATTTCTGAAGTACAACGGCGCGAGTTTCAGCGAAACGCTTTATCCGAAGCTGGCGATTGTTTACCCCGGGCTGAAATTACCCGACATGCGCGGCGAGTTTATGCGCGGCTGGGATGACGGACGCGGGGCTGATGCCGGGCGTGCGCTTCTGAGCAGTCAGGGGCATGCTTTCCAGCAACATACGCATACTTACACGGGACTGCAGCGCGCAACCGACAGCGACCGTGGAAGTAATGACTCCCTATGGAGTATTGACGGTACGCAGGGCTATACCACAAGCGGGGCATCGGGTAATGCCGCAACTGAAACCCGTCCGCGTAACGTCGCATTTAACTTCTTAGTGAGGGCTGCATAATGGCCGCAGTAAAAAAAACAGCGCTGGATAAGGCCGGGCTGGCAAAAGCGTCTGGCGTGATGACGGTGTACAACTACAACCCGGAAAACGGTCTTTTTGTAGGTTCCTCTGATGAGTATCTGACCGAGGGCGTCGGCATTCCGGCCAACTCAACGTGCGATGCGCCACCTGTAAGCGTTGCGGGCACGGTCAACGTATATTCAGAATCGGGCTGGCAGCAAATCGCCGATCATCGCGGTGAAGTGGTTTATCTCACGGCGACTGGAGAACCCATTGAGATTAGTCAGCCTGGCGATTATCCGGCGGATACCACGGCTCTTGCGCCCGCCACGGTTTTTGACTTCTGGAACGGCGAAGCGTGGGAAACAAACGCGCAGGCTCAGCAGGCGGCGGCAGTCAGTGCTGCGCAGGCTGAGAAGTCGGCCCGAATCAGCGAGGCCAACAGCGTGACGCAGGCGTGGCAGACGCAGCTCATGCTCGGCATCATCACAGACGGCGATAAGGCATCGCTGACAAAATGGATGCAGTACATTCAGGCCGTGCAGTCGGTTGACGTTTCCGCCGCGCCGGACATCAGCTGGCCGGTTAAGCCAGAGTAACGATCAGGCCCGTTTCGGGCCTGTTTCTTTTGTGTCATCCGCCGCACAACGTCCACAGGATGCGCCTGCGTCCGGCACCTTTCACCATAGCGGAACCCCTTCACAGGAGAACCGCCATATGGCACAGGATTATCACCACGGCGTGCGCGTTGAGGAAATCAACGAGGGCACCCGAACCATTACCACCATCAGCACGGCGATTGTCGGCATGGTCTGCACCAGCGATGACGCCGACGCGGCCACGTTCCCGCTTAATCGTCCGGTACTGCTGACCGACGTACTCACCGCGAGCGGTAAGGCGGGCGAGTCCGGCACGCTGGCGCGCTCGCTGGACGCCATCGCCGACCAGGCGAAACCCGTCACCGTCGTGGTGCGCGTGCCGCAGGGCGAAACTGAGGCTGAAACCACCGCCAACATCATCGGCGGCGTGACCGACGGCCAGCGCACCGGCATGAAGGCGCTGCTGGCCGCGCAGGCGGTATGCGGCGTTAAGCCCCGCATTCTCGGCGTGCCCGGCCACGACACGCAGGCCGTAGCAACCGAGCTGCTGAGCGTGGCGCAGAGCCTGCGCGGTTTTGCCTACCTGTCGGCGTACGGCTGTCAGAGCGTTGAAGAGGCGATTGCCTACCGTGCGAACTTTAGCCAGCGTGAAGGCATGCTTATCTGGCCGGACTTCATCAACTTCGACACCGTGCTGAAGGCGGACGCGACGGCCTTCGCCACCGCCCGCGCGTTGGGCCTGCGCGCCAAAATTGACGAGCAGACCGGCTGGCACAAATCCCTGTCGAACGTCGGCGTGAACGGCGTTACCGGCATTTCCAAAGACGTGTTCTGGGACCTGCAGGATCCGGCCACCGACTCCGGCCTGCTGAATCAGAACGATATCACCACGCTGATTCGTAAAGACGGCTTCCGCTTCTGGGGTTCGCGCTGCCTGAGCGATGACCCGCTGTTTGCGTTTGAGTGCTACACCCGCACCGCGCAGGTGCTGGCGGACACCATGGCCGAGGCGCAGATGTGGGCGGTGGACGGCGCGCTGAATCCGTCGCTGGCCCGCGACATTATCGAGGGCATCCGCGCCAAGCTGCGCAGCCTCGTGAGTCAGGGCTATCTGATCGGCGCGGACTGCTGGCTGGACGAGAGCGTGAACGACAAGGACACGCTCAAGGCGGGCAAGCTGCTGATCGATTACGACTACACGCCGGTGCCGCCGCTGGAAAACCTGCTGCTGCGCCAGCGCATCACCGATCAGTACCTGGTCGATTTCGCCAGCCGCGTCAGCGCATAAGGAGACTGAATCATGGCATTACCCCGCAAGCTCAAACACCTCAACCTGTTCAACGCAGGCGACAACTGGCAGGGGCTGATTGAGTCCGTGACGCTGCCGAAAGTCACCCGCAAGTTCGAGAAGTATCGCGGCGGCGGCATGGCCGGTGCGGTGGACATCGACATGGGCCTGGACGACGGCGCGCTGGATACGGAATTCACCTGCGGCGGCGTTGAGGCGAAGCTGTTCAAGCAGATGGGCACCCTTACCGTGGACGGCGTGCAGCTGCGCTTTACCGGCTCCATTCAGCGCGACGACACCGGGGAAGTGCAGGCGGTGGAGCTGGTCGTACGTGGCCGCCACAAGGAGCTGGATTCCGGCGAGTGGAAGACCGGCGAATCCAGCACCACCAAGGTGTCCGGCACCAACAGCTACGCCAAGCTGACCATCAACGGCGAAGTGCTTTACGAGATTGACCTGGTGAACATGGTTCACATCGTGGACGGCACGGACCTGATGGAAGCGCACCGTAACGCGCTCGGCCTGTAATCAACCCGGCAGGGGAGACCCTGCCGCCTTTTACCCTTTTAGCGAGACATCATCATGACCGATAAAAACACTGAAAAAACCGTTGAGCTGGACACCCCGATCCTGCGCGGCAAGACCGAAATTAAAAGCATCGTCGTTCGCAAGCCGCAGTCCGGCGCGCTGCGCGGTACCCGCCTGCAGGCGCTGATGGACATGGACGTAAACGCCATGATCACCGTGCTGCCGCGCGTCACCACTCCGGCGCTGACCACGCAGGAAATCACCGAGATGGACCCCGCCGATCTGGTGAGTCTGTCGGTGGAGATGGTCACTTTTTTACTGAAGAAGTCGGTGCTGTCGGATTTAGCGACGGCCTGACGGTAGACGATCTGGTGGCGGACATCGCCACCGTCTTTCACTGGCCGCCGTCCGTTACCGAGTTCATGACGCTGACCGAGGTACTGGAGTGGCGGCATAAGGCGATAATGCGACACGGGACCAGCGATGAGTGATAAAGACTTGCGCCTGCAGGTTGTTCTTAACGCGGTAGACAAACTGACCCGCCCCTTCCGTTCTGCCAAGGCCAGCACCCGCGAGCTGGCCGATTCCCTGCGCACCGCGCGCGCCAGCCTGAAGGACTTAGACGCGCAGGCCGCGCGCATCGACGGATTCCGTAAAGCCCGCTCGCAGCTCGCCATTACCGCGAATAACCTCAAGGGCGCGCGCGAAGAGGCGGCAAAGCTGGCGACGCAGTTCAGCGCCACTAACCGGCCCACCGCCGCGCAGGCGAGGGTGCTGGAGCAGGCGAAGAACCGCGTGCGCGAGCTGCAGCAGAGCTACAACGGCCTGATTGGTTCGGTTCAGCGGCAGCGCGCCGCGCTCACTGAATCCGGCATTGATACCAAAAAACTCAGCCAGGCACAGCGCGACCTAAAAGGACGCGCGGACGAGGCGCGCGCGGCGATTGACCGCCAGCAGAAGTCGCTGAAGCGGCTCGGCGAACAGCAGGCCAAAATCAACGCGCTGCGCGAGCGCCACGCCCGATCGCTTGAGGTGCGCGATAAAATTGCCGGTGCCGGTGCGGCGACCACCGTGGCCGGGCTGGCGATGGGCGCGCCGGTGCTGGCCGCCGTAAAATCCTCGGCGGGTATGGAAGACGCCATGAAGGGCGTGGCGAAGCAGGTTAACGGATTGCGCGACAACGACGGCAACCGCACGGCGCAGTTCTACGACATGGAGGCCGCCATCAAGGCCGCCAGTGAGCAGTTGCCGATGGACAACGGCGCGATTGACTACGCCGCGCTGGTTGAGGGCGGCGCGCGCATGGGCGTGACCAACCAGAACGAATCCTACGAGGACCAGAAGCGCGACCTGCTGGCGTTTGCCACCACGGCGGCTAAGGCGTCCACCGCGTTTGAGCTGCCCGCCGGTGAGCTGGCCGAGGGGCTGGGCAAGATTGCGCAGCTGTACAAAATCCCCACGCGCAACATCGAGCAGCTGGGCGACGCGCTGAACTACCTGGACGACAACGCGATGTCCAAGGGATCGGACATTATCGACGTCTTGCAGCGCATGGGCGGCGTGGCCGACAGGCTGGACTACCGCAAGGCGGCGGCGCTCGGCTCCACGTTCCTCAGCCTCGGCGCAACGTCGGAAACCGCCGCCAGCGCGGCAAACGCCATGGTGCGCGAACTCTCCGTTGCCACCATGCAGGGCAAGACCTTTATGGGCGGCATGGAGCTGCTGAAGCTCGATCCGAAAGCCATCGAAAAGCAGATGACCACGGACGCCATGGGCACCATCCAGCGCGTGCTGGAGAAGGTGAACAACCTGCCCGCCGACAAGCGCCTCACCGCAATGACCATGGTGTTCGGCAAGGAGTTCGGCAAGGATGCGGCGAAGCTCGCCAACAACATGCCGGAGCTGCGTCGCCAGCTGCAGCTGACGCAGGGCAACGCGGCCAGCGGCTCCATGCAGAAAGAATCCGACATCAACAAGGATTCGCTGTCCGCGCAGTGGCTGCTGGTGAAAACCGGCGCGGCCAACACGCTGAGCAGCCTCGGCGATACGCTGCGCACGCCGCTGATGGAAATCATGGACGCGGTGAAGCGCGTCACCGGCACCATGCGCCGCTGGGTGGAGTCCAACCCCGAGCTGGTCGGCAGGCTGATGAAAATAGCCGCCGTGGTGGCAACGGTAACGCTGGCGCTCGGCACGCTCGCCGTGGGCATGGCCGCCGTGCTGGGGCCGATCCTGATGCTGCGCTTCGGATTAAACATGCTCGGCCTGAAAGGGCTGGCAAAGCTCTCGCCGCTGCTGGGCGGGCTAGGCAAGGCGTTTGCAAAACTTGCGCCCGGTCTGGCGTCGTCCGGCGACGGCATCAAAAAGCTGTTCTCACTATTCAGCGGCGGCGAGGCCGGAGAATCGGTGAACTGGCTGGAGAAAATCCGCGACGCGCTGGCGTCCCTGCGCGGCGGTGACGATGAGGACGAGGGCGGCGGCATCCTGAACGCTTTCCGCGAGGGCGCTCTGGAGAAAATCAAGGAGAAGGCGCAGGACGCGGGGCAGACGCTGGTTGCGTCCTTCCGTAACCCGATGGCCGGGGTGCGGGCGCTGGGCGCGCAGGTGCGCGGACTGGCCGGTGCCGCCCTTGCGCCGCTGGCTGCGTCGGTGCGCGGTGCCGGTGGCGCGCTGATGTGGCTGGTGAAGTCGCCGCTGGCCCTGCTGCGCACGGTGCTGACGGGCGTGGTGTGGGCGCTCGGCGCGCTGCTGAGCCCCGTCGGGCTCGCCGTGGCGGCGCTGGCCGGTGTGGCGCTGGTTATCTGGAAATACTGGGCGCCGATTAAAGCGTATTTAGGCGGCGTGGTGGACGGCTTCCGGGCTGCAGCTGGGCCCATCAGCGAGGCGTTTTCACCGCTCCAGCCGGTATTCCTGTGGATTGGTGACAAAGTGCAGGCGCTGTTCGGCTGGTTTAAAGACCTGCTTACGCCGGTACATTCCACCGCCGACGAGCTGAAGAACGCCGCCGAGATGGGCAGGCAGTTCGGGCAGTGGCTGGCCGACGGCCTGAACATGGTGATGCATCCGCTGGACAGCCTGAAAGCCGGGATCGGCGAACTGCTGGATAAGTTCGGCCTTGTTAATAAGGCTGCTGCTGGTACGAAGCTGCCGGTGCCACCGCAGGCGGCCAGCGTCAGTCCAGGCGGAAAAGTCACGCTGCCTGCGGGCGGCTTCCCGGCGTTTGCGGGCATGTACGACATCGGCGGCAACATCCCGGCGGGCCAGTTTGGCGTTGTGGGTGAGAACGGGCCGGAAATCGTCGGCGGACCGGTGAGCGTGACCAGCCGCAGGCGCACCGCGCAGCTGGCGGCCATGGCGGCAATGACGCTTGGCATGACAGCCGGAACGGCGGAGGCGAAGCCGCTGCACCCGCTGAGCCTGTCCGCGCAGAGCTACCGGCAGGATGCGCCGCGCCAGCAGTCCGCAGTAACTACCGCGCCCGTGAGCATTCACGCGCCGATCACCATCGTGCAGCAGCCAGGACAGAGCGCGCAGGACGTGGTGGACGAAGTGATGCGCAGGCTTGAGGCGAAAGAGCGGCAGGCGCAGTCCCGCGCCCGCAGCAGCTACCGAGACCGTGGAGGATTTGACTCATGATGATGACGCTGGGCCTGTTTGTTTTCATGCTTAAAACGGTGCCGTATCAGGAGCTGCAGCTCCAGCGCAGCTGGCGCTTCCCGTCGAACAGCCGCGTGGGCGTGCGTCCCTCGCTGCAGTTCCTCGGCCCGGATAATGACACAATCACGCTGTCGGGCGTGCTGCTGCCGGAAATTACCGGCGGCAGGCTGTCGCTGTTCGCGCTGGAGCAGATTGCCGAGCTGGGGCGCGCGTGGCCGCTGATTGAGGGCAGCGGCACCATTTACGGTATGTTCGTGATCGAGAGCCTGAGCCAGACCAAAGCGGAGTTCTTCAGCAACGGCGTGTGCCGTCGAATTGAGTTCACGCTGACACTGAAGCGCACCGACGAATCGCTGGGTGAGATGTTCGGCAGCCTCAGCGATCAGCTGTCGGCCATGCAGGGCGCAGCCACCGACGCCGCCGGTAAAGTCGGCGCGGCAGTGGGCGGGCTGTTCTCATGATGGCGAGCAGCTGGATTAACGGCCAGGCGAACGCGCCCGCTTTTCGCCTGACGCTTGCCGGGGCGGACGTTACGCAAAAGATAGAGCAACGGCTCATCAGCCTGACGCTTACCGATAACCGGGGCTTTGAGGCGGACCAGCTGGACATCGAGCTGGAGGACGCGGACGGGCAGCTGCTGATGCCGCGCCGGGGCGTTGAGCTGTCGCTGGCGCTGGGCTGGAAAGGTGAGGCGCTTTTCCCGAAAGGAACCTACACCGTGGACGAAATCGAACACAGCGGCACGCCGGACCGGTTGACCCTGCGCGCGCGCAGCGCGGACTTTCGGCAGACGCTGAACACGAAGCGCGAAAAGTCGTGGCACCAGACCAGCGTGGGCGAGGTGGTGAAAGAGATTGCCGGGCGGCACAGGCTCAAAACGGCGATGGGCGACGACGTGGCAAAGATGGCCGTGGACCATATCGATCAGACCAACGAGTCAGACGCCAGCTTTCTGATGCGGCTGGCAAAGCAGTGCGGCGCGGTGGCCTGCATCAAAAATGGCAACCTGCTGTTTATCCGGCAAGGGCAGGGCAAAACGGCGAGCGGCAAAGTGCTGCCCGCCATCACCCTCGTGCGCAAGGACGGCGACGGCCATCGCTTTACGCTGGCTGACCGCGACGCTTACACCGGCGTGATTGCAAGCTGGCTGCACACCCGCGAGCCAGCGACGAAGCCGGAAACCACGGTAAAGCGTAAGCGCCGCAAGCCTGCTGCGCAGAAGAAGGAGCCGGAGGCGAAGCAGAGCGACTATCTGATCGGCACGGATGAGAACGTCCTGGTGCTGAGCCGCACTTATGCGAGCCGGGCTAACGCAGAACGCGCCGCAAAAATGCAGTGGGAGCGGCTGCAACGCGGGGTGGCGACGTTCTCTATTCAGCTGGCGCGTGGCCGCGCAGATCTCTACACGGAAATGCCGGTGAAGGTAAGCGGGTTTAAACAGCCGATCGATGCGGGGGAGTGGATTATCACGACGCTGAGGCACAGCCTGAGCGCTGACAACGGTTATACGACCAGCATTGAGCTTGAAGTGAAAATAGATTCACTTGAAATGGAATAGTGCTATCTCAAAATGGTTAAATTGAGATAACATTTATCTCAATTGGGTTTTGGAGACGACATCATGATGAATTGCCCTTTGTGCGGGAACGCCGCACATACCCGCAGCAGTTTTCAGGTATCAGCAACAACTAAAGAGCGCTATAACCAGTGCCAGAACATTAATTGCAGCTGTACTTTTAAATCACATGAGACAGTTTCAGAGATCATTATGAAGCCGGGAACGGTTAAGCCAGTGCCACCGCATCCGGGAAGAAATCAGCAGCAACCGTTGTGGTTATGATCATCGATATAAATGCATCAACTTTGATAGGAAAACTGCCCCTTTTTAATACACAGGGGCAGGAAAATTTTACTTTTCAATAATTTGCTTTTGTACTTTTTCAACTTGATCAGTTGAAAGACTATCTATTTGAGCTGCTAAAGTTTTAGTTATAAGCTCTCTTTTTTCTTGATTTGATAAAGTCGTGTTTTTTTCAATAGACTTAAGTGTGTTACTAAATGCTTCGTCAATTGAGCTACCTTCAAAGGCTTCATATATTGATTTTAGGTTCATTAGTAAAACTCCAATAAGCTCACAAGCTAAGTAATGAAGCCAATCAATACTAATGCCCTTCGCTTCGATATTACTTTTGAATGTGTGAATTAACACTAACGGAAAAAATCCGATCAACAAGCCGAAGGATGTCCGTTTAGGATAGCTAAAGAGGACAATATTCAGAGCAGCATTAATTCTCTTTGTTACAAGGTCCATATCAACCATGTTGAACCTCGCCAGGTAAAGAAGCTGACTCAGGTTGAGGTTTTATTTCATCATTGAGAATTTTCCTCTTCCCTCCATCGCTATTATTACCAATATCGTCAATGTTTTCGTGTATAAATTTTATGAGTGCCAATGCCTCTGTTGCATTGGCACCAAAATAACCGTTAACAACTCGATATGTAAGTATTCTTTCTTTGAATTCTAATAAGCAGTATAGAATCCCTCCCGGTAGCAAACAAGTTGGTCCGAGATCTCGCCAAACCACAGCTAAAACTCCAAGGATAAGCAATATAATTGCTATGAACTTAGAAACCAAAAGAGATTTTTTTTCACTCAAGAGGAAAAGATTAACAACAGTTTGGTTTTTGTTTTCTGCTATCTTTTTTTCAATTTTCTTGCTAATGGATAAGCTAATTGTTACCGCTGCACTTCCTGCGTTAATTATTTTAAGGGAGGATTTATTTTGTAATTCATTTTTCTCTTTGAGTAGGTTTGTGTTTTTTTCGCGAAGGTTTTTAATCTGTATACCCTCTAAATCCTGTATGTGTTTTACCGATTTTTTAAAAAGCTCGCGACATACCACACCAATTAAAACCCCAAAGAATGATGTGATGAATGTATTTTTTATACCTGACATGCCAATTATTTTTGCAACCAGCAATGCACCACACCCTGCTAAGAGTAAGCCAAGAATGCTGATCATATATTTTCTTTCTATTTTCAT